TATCTACAAGTTTATTTAGTATATATGAAAAAGTATCTAAGATCTTTTTCTTTAGTGTACTCCATTTTGAGACACTCTACCCCATATTTATACCGTTCAGCGATTGAATATATTTTTTCTGGTGTCCATTGATACCATTCAATAAAATCATCCCACCCTGCATGTGGTATACCAGGATTGACTCTGAATATTGCCTTTCTTCTCCACAGTGTATGAAGTTTATCTATCTGATTATCAATTGTCTTCTCATCACCAAAATTTATTGATCCCAAACATAGTGCGATGTCATATGGTGCTGATTTGTATTCTTCTATTGATACCTTAATATCTGCAGCATCATTGAAAGGATCTATGCCTACTAAATTATGAATCTTATCTTTGAGTCTGTTATACCCACACCCAACATCTAAGACACTAGATGGTTTTTGATTATTAACATAATCGACCAGAGAATAGCCAGAATGCTCAAGGTATTGATAATTCGTGTCTTTCCAGATTCCATTGAAATAAGATTCCATCATGAGAAGTCTATCACATCATGACAATTGTAAAATGCAATTGATGTATCCCAAGTAGGTGATTTAGTATTTTCAAAATCTATACAATAATTACGTATGTATGCCATATATTCGTGCCATCCAATATTACTATTCCAATCAAAATCTAATTTACTCAAAAAGTATTTGGTTGGAGCTGTGATAAAGTTTGGTTTTTTTGCTGTTCTCAAAAATTTTCTCATACTTATATTATGTTTATAATTTAATTTTTTAAAATTTTCTTCATTCACTGGAAGATGGTTACCTACTCCCCTCTCTTCAGTAGGGTCATCTACAACCTGCCATGCAGTATATTTGGGATAAGTTTTAGCAAATGTCATGGAGGTCAACCACCTATCATCACAAAGATCTTTATCTCTTAATACAAAGATCATCTTGTTGTTAGGAAATGTTTCATCTAACCACTCCAAGTTATGTTTCTCACAAAAGAAATGACATTTTACCATGTAATTATGTTCGTTATCTACCTCTGCATATGGTTTTAGACATTCTTCAATAAAACTTTCTTTAGTATAATTTGCAGCTATGTCATCGAACCCATTACCAAACTCCATACCAGGTCCACTAAAGTGACCTTTATGTTCAATATAATATTTCAATCCTTTCTTCTCTTCATATCTATCTTTATTGAAATCTGAGGTACTAAAATTGAATTTTTTACAATTCCTCAATAAAGAATCTATTTTTGCCCACCCAGAACCAGGTATGCCAATAAAAAAAATTAATTTTTCAGGATTGAATTGTGAATAAGTCATTACAATTATAAAAAACAAATGGTGCATCAAACATCGGCACCTCTGATTTGAAGAATTGATGAGTCATGATCAACTTCATGTATTCCTCTTTACCCTCTTCATCCCAGACATATCCTAATTTGTTGATGAAGGATTTATTTGGTTGAATTATATAGCAGTCATTATCACGTACAAACTCTCTTATCATTATATCATGCCTACGTATCAACGTTTTAAGTTTTTCGTAATTATATGGATGATCATCTTGAGTTTTCAATCTCATCCATGCTTTGTAATTAGGATAATGACCTGTAAATGTCATACCTGTTGTCCAACCCTCATAGCATAAGTCCACCTCCCTCAAAACAAATATTATTTTATTGTTTGGAAAGTTTGTTGTCAACCACTGTAGATTTTTTGTTTCCGCAAAGAAGTGAGATCTTATCAAATAATTTTGGTCGTTGATATTATTAAATGGTTTTAGACATTCTTCAATAAAACTTTCTTTAGTATAGTTTGCACCTATGTCATCAAACCCATCACCAAATTCTCTTTGAGGATCCCAGTAAGCACCTTTATGAAATATTACACCACAGTCACCTTGCTTGCCTCGTTCTTCTCTGTCAGGACTTCTGTCAGATTTATTAAGATTTAATTTGGCACAACAACCTAATAGTAGAGACAGTTTTGCCCATCCACTACCAGGCACTGCGATGTAAAATATTAATTGTTCGTCCTTCACTTTGATGGCGGTGTTTCTTCTATCTCTCCCCCATCTATTTGTGCTTGTTTTACTTCTAATTGTTTAGTGAGAACAACAACCTTCGCCTCAAACGCAATGTTCTGTGCAGTGAGTTGATTGATTCTACCTTGATATACTTGAAGTAAGGCATTTACTTCGTCATTCATTACAAATTATATAACTGGTTTATATATGCTAGAACGAGCCACCGTCTATGGTAATATTTTCTAATGATCTTGTTGTACCAGAGCATGATATGACTTGTGATGCACCTGCACAATCATTTAAATATAGTGATCCAATTTCTAAAGCACCATACGCACTAACTGTTAGAACACTAGCACTCTCAGATACCTCAGATCCTACTGTAATTCTGCCTGTAGAGTCATCCCAAAAGACTGCAGCTTTCTTTGCTGACCCACTGTAGTAGTTCATTATTATACCAACGTCCTTGTTGGTATCAGTTCCTAGTGCAGAACCATCTACAACTTGTAACTCAAGAAGTACGTCTTCAATTGTTGTGTTGACTGTGTTCAAGTTTGTGACTGTGCCACTAACTGTAAGGTCACCACCCACTGAGAAGTTACCAGTTGAGTTTATATTACCTGTAACATTCAATTGTGATCCGTTGAATGTTAGATTACCACTGTCTTGTAGTTCACCATTAGAACCAGCTGTTACAACTCTACCAGAGGTAAGATCTGCCACCTGTGCAGATGCCATAGTAGCAACACCAGATACATTTACATTAGTTGTTTTCAAGAAAGCAACTGTACCTACACCAGATACATTCACCTCTGCAGCTCCCGTGCCACCTGCAGCAGCATTGTTAGGGGTTGTATCCCATGATAAGTTACCAGAACCATCAGACTTCAAGTAACCAGTATTGACAGCAGCTGCTGGCATCACATAGTCTTGATTGCTTGAAACTGATAAAGGTGCTTTTATTGTTATTGCATGTGCTCCATTATTTCTTGCTTCTGTAAGTTTTACTCCAGATGATGCTGTAGCACTACCTTCCTCCCAAAATCTTCCTGATCCAATAAATTGATTATTGCCTGTTGTAGAGTCTATACCAACATATAAATCATACTTATCAACGGTGAATCCTGGTTCACCTGCTTGTAGACCTGGTAAACTTGCGAGATTACCTCTCTTAAACTGTAATACAGGGTTCGCCATTTTTTAAAAATTTCCTCAGTAGTATTTAGATTTTATGTCCAAGTTCCAGCATCAAGGTCAATTTTATCATCTAATTCGGTTGCCAAATTGTTCACAACACTCGTGCTAAACCCTGCAGGTCCTGATAAAGATCCTACAGCAGAGTCAACTACAGCGTCAGGACTTACAAAGACAAAGTTATCAGCGTTAGGGTCATATGACAATACAAAATTAGTTCCTATACCAGTTCCCACTGATGTAGAAATAATGTCTGTGATGTCTCTTAGGTTTGCCACTCCTTCCTCCTCTACAGTAAATGCGACGATTGGTTGACCGTCAAGATTTGTGTCCGCATGGTCTGATACGATTCCGACTTTAACAATTTGAATTGACATATCATTGTGATGCTGTTGGAATTACTAATGCTTGACCTTGGAAAACCTTTGTCTTTACATTATTATTCCTGTTTATAATCAAAACATCATACTCATACCTGCCAGCAGTTATGATACCAGTTTGTGCAGCAGTAAGACTTATGGTAATATTACCTTTTGAAGGTTGTCCACCATATGTAGCAGCAAAAGCAACATTACCTGATGCTTCTGCATGCTTCCTCATTTTTGCTTGGAAATCATAAAAAGTTAGATCCAATGGAGAATTATCTCTCTTACTTAGATCAAAAGTAGAAGAGAAGTCTGTGCCTTTATCAATTTGTATATTGACTGATGGTACTGCCATAGATCTTGTTCAGTATTTCTATTTATTTTGTTGTAAAATTAGTGATTTCAATAAGTCTATCTCAGCACGTAGAACGTTGATTTCTTCTTTGGTAGAAAGACGTGCTCTCTTATCACTCATATATCTTTTGTAAGCAGCCTCGTCGTTATTGACTATCGCTGTTGTCCTCAGATCCCTCATCAGTGACGGATGATTTTCTACTTTCGCTTTTGATTGGGTAGGTTTCATCTAGAGTGCCCTCCAATACTTCGTATGCTAGTGCCCATGCGTTGATCATAATTTTTTAGGGGATTTACCAGGTTCTTGTGTAAAAGGTTTATCTCCAGGTTGAGACTCGATTTCTTTTTTTACCTTTTTAAGAGTGACACCGATGTGTGTGAGACCCTCTTTAAATTCTATAAAAGATTTCATTTTTTAGGATAAAGTGATTCGACTCTTTTACGTCTGAGTTCCTTCTCTTTACGTTTTGCTTCCACTTTCTCATCCCACCATTTTACTGGCCACTTATTGATTTTAAGTGCAGCGTCAAATAATTTTTTTTTAGGTAGTTTGAGTTTCATATCTCTATTATGCCACAGCGATGGCACGGAAGTCAAGTAATTCTGGATCCTGTGCTTGGTTAGTTGACGCTATGTCAACTTTGATTTGGAATCCAGAAAACGGTGGTAAGTCATCCACAGTGTATTCATACTCTATAAATTGATTTTCCAAACTAGGAACTATGTTTCTGTCTGGTCTACCACTATTGTTCTTAGATTCTATGACAAACCCTGCAGCATCAAGATTATCAAAACCTGGCATCAATTCAAACACCTTATCTATACTATCAGAATCTGCTCTGAATAGTCTATACAATACTCTGATATCAGATGCTGGTGGTCTAAACGCAGCGAACAATACCTTCAATGATGTTGCAGGGTTTTCAAGTTTGATAACCTTAGTAAGATAAAGATTATCATGTGGGTCATCTACATTATTTGCCTTATTACTTGTAGCATAATCACCTATTGGGCTGTTAATTCTCGATGTTGAAGTTAGTATTGAACTCTTGAATACGTCTACTACAGGAGATACATCTTCATTATTACTGCTTAGTTCCATATCTAAAGTAAGAGATTTCTCACCAGGTAATGACCCTAACTGTGCAGTTTCATTGACCTTTGATGCAACCATTCTTGGTTCTAAGAAATCAGTTTGATTGACAAGAGATATTGGTTCATATCCCTTATCTTGGAATGATGTCTCTCCACCGCTTATACTCGTAGCAGTGGTAGTTCTGAGTGTTGCATTGATACCAGTTCCCTTAGGAACACTATGTGCTATGTTAGGTGTAATAGATTCAAATTGAATATTCTTACTTGCTTTTCCTCTTGTTCCTCCACCTGGCTTGTCCTTATCAAAGAGAACAGATCCAGTGATCTTGACGTGATAAGAGTCAAGTGTAACCTTATCTTCAATAGAACTTGTTACACTGTTGAGAGAGTGTTGTGTATTGATCTTTCTGAGAGATACACCTGATAACTCATACTTCTGCACTGGAGTTCCGATAGGATAAGTTCTTGCAAAGGTGCTGTCATTACCTCTTGTTATAGTACCACTCAATTGATTTGTACCAACAGATGTGTATTGTATAACTTCATCACCTATGAGAGCAAAACCAGGATTGCTGGCTGATACTTGTACTCCCTCAAAGAAATTGAATCCTGTGCTGCTTGCAACACTTACAACACTGGTAGCACTCACACCGTATGCTACTGTTGTCTTTGTAGGCACAGAGTCACCTGTGATGCCATCAATCGATACAGTATTGTTTGTTGCGTGATGACCATGATTAGGATGAATTACTTTAAAGTGTGATCCATCATATTTGTCTGTGTTTGTAGTAACTGTGGTAGGTATGATATTTGGGAGTGTAGTTCCACCAGATATAATTGTATTTGTAGTATCAAATGTTCCTGTGTTATTAGTCAATACAAGAGCATTTGTTCCTGTTGTCACACCAACAGTCAATGTAAGATTTTGTCCAAGACCCTTGAGACCAAGAGCAGCAGTTACTGTGTCACCTACCTGATACCCAGTTCCTGTATGTGATGATATAACTGTAGCACCCACCGCCACACCACCGACAACAGTAATGTCTGCTTTAGCACCCGAACCTGATCCAGTTAGTGTAACCAAATCAGCAGTATTGTACATTCCATTCTCATATCCTGTACCTGCATTTGTAAGTGTCAATGCTGCAGCATCTAAGTGAGATAACTTCTCTGCAACAACACCTCTAGCAGTAGAGTTTGAGGTTTGTGTTATAACAGATCCAACGTCAGCACCATTGGTGGCAATAGCAGAACCTAATCCTACAGTAACTCTTTTAGAGTATGTCTCTATGGGATTCTCAGGTAAATTATTTCTTGTGTCAAATGTGCTCAACTGAGGGTTGTACAATCTAACAGTGCCAGGATTAGTTACAAACTTTGCCTTCCTTGCATAATACTTCATGTCCTCCAACTGAGAAGGAGTCCATGTTCCAGCTGTCTGACCTTTGAAAAGAGATCCAAGAGAAGGTTGTTTTGTTACTATAACTTGTCCCAGCTCTGTATTATCTGCAGTGGAAATCTCTGTCTCACCAACTTGACATATCCACTGATTGTATTCAGATGTTGCAGTTACGATAACAAAAGCATACTCACCTCTAGGTAAGTAGATTGGAGATGGGAATGTAAATGTGGTGGGTACAGTAGCATCTGCTGACACATTGACTTGATCAGGATTCAATATAACTTGTCCATTCTTGACTATACTTCTTGATGGATATCCATTGACTACATCTACAACTCTCACATCTATAGGTATAGTTTCAGATTTAGTTGCAAAGTAGAAGTCTACTGATGTCATAAAGATACCAGGATTCTCTTCGACTTGGAAAGTCTGTGCAAGAGGGTCATCATCCTCTTCAATCCAACGTTGAACAATAGTGTTTTGAATATTAGTAATATTCTGAGTAATATTCGTAATGTTGAATGTAATAGGTGCAGGTATGACAGGTGGTGCTGGCTCTGTTCTTTCAAGGGTAGTATTTGTTATCAATGTACCTTCAGAGAAATGATCTGCTGCAGCTCTTGAAAAGTTCAATCCAGGATAATTATCCTGAGGTCTTAGACTTGATAGTAATGCTGTGTTTGTACCATTCTCGAATCTATTAGGTGGTATGTAATATGACCCAAGAACTGCACCGAGGTTATCTGTGATAAGTCTTATATTAGTGATTATTGCCTCTGCACCACTTGTCTCACCAACAAGATACATACCAACTGAAGCAAACCCAAAGAAGTTTCCATCTGACTTCTGATTCAGTGACTGTATGTCAATGTTTAGAACTGTAGTGGTTTCAGAATATGCAGATGAGAGACCCACATTTGGTGCGTATGGGTTTACTACGAAAGTAATTGAAGGGTTATTGAAAGGTCCGTCTTTGTGATTAGGTGATGCTAATCTAAATCTCAAATCTACACCTTGACTTGCATTTTGTGTTGATACTGCTAATCCTCTAACTGTTTCACCTATTTGGAAAGCACCTTGTATTGGTGTTACCTCTAATAATTTTGGTATTGTGCGAATATTATTTTCTATCATATCCTCACCAGCAAATGAGTTGAAGTGTTGCGTACCTGGTTTCAATCGAGAGCCTGTGAACGCAATGTTCTGCTCTCTCATGTTTGGAATAGCTTCTTCGTTGACTATAATATCATTTGAGAATCCAACACCATCGTCCTGTACTTCAAATACTCTTTCTGTGAATATATCTGATTCGGGATTTAGAGTCAAATTACCACCCCAATTTCTTTCCATATATGGGTTGATATTTTCTACTCTTGTAGCAAAAGGTTGCTCTCTATCCAACACCTCAGTGTAATTCAAAGTGACAAGATCACCTGTTTTTTTGATATTAGGTGAATTTAGGTCTGTGGCATATCTGGGATCGACTGATAGATCTGGAGTGCCATTAGTACCCACAACACTAGCAGAACCGATAAGCAAATCAATACTGTCTGTGTGCTTTCTAGAAACGAGTTTTCCTTCATTGATATCGTACTTTAGAAATGGTACAGTTTTGTCAGCAACATCAAAGTTATTGAATGGATCAACTACAAATCCATTTTTGAATCTGTCTAATCCAGTGGTAGGATCAGTAATTACAAGACTCTCTGTTTTAGATTCAAGTAATGATAGAGATGTTATCTCTTCTAAACTTTCTATTCTATCTTCAAGGACACCAATGTCCTTCATTGTAAATCGTTTGTTACCACGGAAAGTGATTGTTACCTCTCTCTTCGCATCATATACATACGGTTTATATTCTATCTTGGCAAGTTCAAACGATTCAGATATACCTTCTGGTTCTACTGGTTTTACAGCAGGGGTTCCCTGCTTTACAGTAAACGTAGAGTCTCTGTTGATGAACAATCTATCTATTCTACCAAGGTAATGTTTGTAATCAAACGTAAGATTTTCATTAGAAACTAAAACACTAGGTGATTGTCCACCACCACTGAAATCTCTTGAATCAAATTCAAATGGTGATCTAGTACCAGAGTATGCTGCTACTCTTGGTCTAAGATCAATTACATCTGTATTTCTTATATTATCAAAAGCAGGTACATTATCAAAATTTGTATAACTGTTGGCTGTAATTATGTCACCAGAATCTTCTGAGTTTATAACATAATGATCGAAGTAAATTTTCAACTGACCTTGTGGTTCAGGGAATCCTTGTTTACGAACAATTCTACCATAATCATAGAACTCTGCTCTTTGCCCTGTGTCAAGAACGAAGTTACGTCTGATATTAGGATCTCCTGTATTGACATCAGATAATATTGCTTTGACACCACTTTCTTGGAATGTCACCTCTTCACCTTCTTTGAAGGCACTAGAATTTTTGAATATTACATCTACCTTGGTTGTGCTATTTCTTCCTAATACCATAGCAGCAGCACCAGAACTCTTACCAACACCAATCTCACCGACTATCACGTCAGTATTGTTTCCATTAGGTCCGTTGTAAGAACCTAAAGTTAGATTAGGAATAGATGGTGCTCCTGTGCCTGATGATTCAAACACTGCAGCAACTGATACAACATCAGGAACGTCTAAAGATACTTCTCTATCCTGTACTCTCTTACCAAATACCTCGCTCGGTGTCAATCCATCAGTTATACCTGTAGTAACACCTGAGTTTGATCTACTTGACCCGTTGACAACAAGAGTTGCATTTCTTGTAAGTGTCTTTTGTTTTGATTTAACTTTAGATCTTTGTTGTGTACTATGCACCACAACATTACTTGACTGAGATGCAGTCAATCCTGATATTGTGACACCTTTACCACCACCTGTCAATATAACTTGATCAGATGTCAGTGCTTGTATAGATCCATCAGTGTATATTATTGTATATCTTTCTTCATCAAAAGGTGCATATACTAAATCTGTGCCTGTCAAAGATGGTAAATCCATTTGACCATTTCCATCTGTACTTTGACCTGTATTCTCAACTCTTACTTGTAGAAGAGAGTCAGTGAGATCTAGTGATTCTATATTAGTGTTTGGTAATTCTGCATATAAGAATCCACTTGTAGAACCTCGTAGTTTACCTGCTACAATTTTGAGGTCACTTACAGTTGTAGTAGAACTAGGTAGTGACTTATGACATATACCTGAAATTGTATTTGGTGCTGCTACTACAGTTATATTATTGTTAGGAGGACTGACTGCAGTTACAACGTTGTATGTTACATCAGTTTGTCCACCACGTTTATATGCAATGACATCACCGATCTTGAAGTTCCTCACCCATCCAGTTGTACCACTGGTAATTACACCACCACTTGTGATACTAAATGATCTACCTGTAAAATCTTTTTTTGTTTCAAGCAGAACATCAGCAGAGAATGTTCTACTTGCTGCTGTTGACCTAATTGATTTGACATCACTTAGATCAAACTCTGAAATTGCATTTATTACTCTACCATTTAAATCACCATTTATTATTATCTGTTCGCCTGTCACAAATTGACCAGACACCTGACTCAATACTATTGTTGTAGAGTTAGATACTGCAGTTTTCAGGAATCCTCTTGCACCACTTCTCTTACCTTCTATTGCAGCAGGTAATGCTATTGTGTGTGCTTGGTTGACTGTAAGAGATGTATCTGTTTGTATATCAAATAAGAATATCTCAAATACACTGGTATTGTCAACATAGCCTGCATTTTGGAGTTTGTAGTCATAGACTCTTGCCCTTCCAATACTATCGCCAGCTGCTGTAGACTTTGTGGAGCCTAATCTGGCACTTCTCAAATCTACATAATCAGATGTAGCAGCAGATAACTTGATCTGTGCTGCGTTCAAAACATTGTTCAATCTTAGTTTGTTTCCAGCTTCAAAAGGAACAGCAGAGGATTCAACCAGTCTAGTTGTTCTTGGTTTTTGTACGTCAATATAATTGGAACCAACTGAACTGGTCTCATATCCCTTGACGTACGCTTTACCAGGACCTACTCTTATGTTCAATAGATCTTTAGATGGTGTATTTCCTTCGTCTGTTTTATTTTCTGGGAAGAATGTTCCAAACACTGAGTGTCTATCATTCAAACATTCTTTTGCTTCTAAATCAAACTTTCTAACATAATAATCACCACTCTCATCATATGTTCTTCTTGCAAATTCTTTCGCTATCTCATTGTATAGCGTTGTTTCTATAATTTTTTTGCTTGCACCTGTTTTAAGACGTTGTAACTCGATGAAAGATTCATCTTGAAAGTCAGTTAGTTCTTTCTTAGTAAGTGATAAACTAATCTTGAGTCTATCAGCACCAGGAGCAGTGTAATTGGAGAATCCAGCAGCATTATCAAATAAACTGTTATCATCAACAGCAGTAACAATCTCTTCTTTAACCTCGAATCCTACCCTGTATGATGGTACGTTTGAATACTGATCAAGGATAATTGTTTCAGGGTTGACCTCTATAAAAACACCTCTGGCAAAGAATACACCTCTTGTAATCGAAAATGCAGATCCAATTGATGTGGCACCTGAATTTATAGCAGTGGCAAAATCAGATCCATTCGATATAGTTGTTGTACCATAAGTAATGTCTGCAAGTGTTGTTAGAGTTTCACCGTCTGTAAATTGTTCAGACAAATAATCATCAGAACTCTTCTCGTACTTGACAAATAATGTTGTATTACTTGTAACAGAGTTGGTTGATGATAATACTTTGACAACCTTTGCTGTGATACCAGATGTTTTACCTTTTATAGTTACACCAACTAATTTGTCATAATACAATTCTACTGGAACACCAAAAAATGTAGATTCTATTTTGACAGATGTATACTGGTTATCATATCTGAACACACCAGGAATCACCATTGATCCCTCTTTGAAGAAGTGTTTACCCATCTTCTCAACCTGTCCTTGTAGGATGGATTGTAGGGTAGTTAGTTCTCTTGCCTGTATTGGACTGCCAGGTTTGAATAAGACTCGATTGAAATTCTTCGACGAGTCGAAATCATCAAAATATGGACTGACGTTTAGGTTGGTGTTCTGTGGCATCTTATCAGAATTCTAAGATAATTTTAATATCTTCACGTTGGTTAGTTGCTCTGGTCACTTCTGGTCTTTGATCAATGTAGATCATGTTACCAGAGTATTTTTTGATCTCTGGATTTGCAAGTCCACTGTTATATGTCTGACCAAAATAATATGTTCTTGAGTTCACTGTAGTGGAGACTCCTGTAAAACCTGTATCTATTGATAAGGTTTCTGTACCTCCTGTGGTTTTGACGATTAAATTCGTAGTACCACCAGTTGCAGGTGTTGCAGTAAATCTATTTAGTTTGTATCCGTAGGTGGGTTTATTGCCTGAGGAGTCATTGATAGCAACGGATCTGTCTTGCCAATATTGTAGGGATTTAGTCACAGGGTCATATCCTATGATTTTACCTATCGCAGTAGATCCCACGCCCACAGTTTGAGTTACATCACCATCTACCTGCACCGTCATACTTGTGGTTGCAGCACCAGCGAGTCTCAAACCATATACTCCTGATGCAGAGGATGCAGTAAGAAGATTAGTGCTACCAAATTGTTGTGGATTTTCTATGATACCAATGCGAGCAAATTGGTTACCTGTTGGAAAATCAGGGTTAGTAACATCACTATTTTCTATTCTAGAATATACAAGAACTTTATTTGCACCAAGTTCTCTGTATATGTCAGCACCGTGACCGCCAGGTGGAGGAACGATGACAGAGAAAGATGCACCACTACCAGTTACAACATCATCAAGATCTAAAGTGGCAAATGAATATCCACTACCACCATTAGTCACCTGCACAGCAGAGGGTTTACCATTAATAAATGTCACAGATGCCAGCCCATCTGATCCATCACCCCTTATCGGCACTGCATTCTTAGTGCCATTAAATTGATATGATGCGTTAGTGACATCCTCAATTACAACAGTCTCAATCTTACCATCTACTGCAGAATTCCTTACATCTGCAACAGCACTATTGGTTGCCCAATCTGCTGGTACAGGTATGTACTCCGCACTGTCAAATTTTATAATATCACTTGGTTTTATAGTATAAAGATACTTCCAAATATATCCATCACTCTCAAGTCTTGGTTGCAAGTCAGTGTGAGTTGGTTCTTCTAGTGATATAACACCTGCACCACTATTCGATGGTAGAGCACCATTGTATATACACTCATATACTCTGAAATCAGAGTTCATCGCATAGTAGTTTGTATTATACAAACTTGTTGAACTTGTCTGTGGACTTAATTTATTAATACTATAATCTGGACGATACATCTCATATATCGTTCCACTTGTCCATGAGATTTTTTTTATTACCCTCAATACGTCGCTTGAGGTTATTTTCTTGGCAGAAATTAGAGTGTCGTAAATGTTATCATGTTCATCAAAGTTATCAATAGGTGATGGAGTATTTGTATTCCAATCAGACGCTACTGAAGTTGCATTTGGTAGACCTATGAAAACATAATAACTGTTGTCAGTCGTCGAAATTCCACTAACGAAATTCGTCGCATTTAAAACTCTTATCTGGTCGGTGATGACTGCTGGCATTATTTTTGCAAACTATTTTAGTTCGTAATTGTTATTTATGTGTAATCTAGTGACAATTTCGTTGTCCTTTGAATTTGAGGAGCTGTTGATAATCCTGTAAGTCCATTCAATGCGTTCACAGTATACGCTAAACCCACAGCTCCTGTTGTAAATTTGGCGTAAGAATATGCACCATAGTAATTACCTGCACCTGAACTAAGTCCAGTTACACTAACCCCATGATTCGCTGAAATCTCTGTGTGCACCCTCATAGTTTGTCCTGATCCAACCCTTGTGATATGACTCACTTGGTATACACCATCAAGACAAATCGTGCTCATCCCGACGACTGCTGATCCATTTGATGTCCTCGCTGTGACACCATTTCCAATATTAGATCTACTGATGACAAAATAATCACCAGTTCCTATTCCAGTTTCTGTGAATCCACCAAAATCATTATCTCTTAGCACAGAGTTAGATGGAATAGAAAACTCAAATTGTATACCTTTTGTGGTAGATCCAATACCAACTATGACTCCTTGATCACCCTCCATCGACACACCAGAAATCGATTTGTATGGATTGGTAAAGGTGGTCGTTCCAAATCCACTATTATCTTTATCAGTATCGACAATCTTTACACCAAAACTAGAGGTGTTGGGGTCTTCAGTTTTTGTAAACCCAATAATACCTGATTGTCCATACACTACTGTGTCTGTGGTAGCAACATCAGCTATGATTCTAGTTGCAGGGAAAATTTGACCTGCATATAATCCTCTCGCCTTACTTACTTTAGAACCATCTACAATTTTATCATGTGATTGTTTTCTCCATGTCACAGGTCTAAGAGGTGTTTTAGCAGCAGTAATCCCTTGACCTTTGTATATCGTAGTCTGTAATGTATCTCTTGAGACTGTTTCTCTGATTGTTCTTGGGTCTTGTGTAAGAACAGATCTGTCTGATGGTGGACTATTGACGGTAATGATGTCGCCCTTAGTGATTGTCTCTACTGCTTCTGCAGTTCCTATATCAGCATCAGTTCCACGATAGAATAACACTTGTAATGAAGAACCTAATGGTGGTGCTTCAGTAAATTTGATTTGTGTGCCACCAGTAAACCGATATGCTACACCTGGTTTCTGCAACACATCATTTATGAATATGAGTAGCACATCATCAAGACTTATCGGACTACCTGCTTGTGTTTCTATACTGATTGGTGTATTGTCTTCGGTGATTGTAAATTGAGTTTTACTGCCATTGAACTCGTCAGAGAAATCATCTAATATCTGGAACTTACCTAACACCCAACCAGAGAATTTATCATCACTGGTCTCAGTCACAGTAAAGGTGGCAGGTTGGAAATTAGTGCCAGCACTAAAGTTTGTAGGTATACCTGCTACAGTAAGTTGTTCACCCACAGTAAAACCATATCCTGTATTTGTAATCTCTGTCTGGGATATACTGTCCCCTATACCAATCTTGATTGATACAGATGCACCAATACCAGTATTAGCACTGATAAGTTTTATATCATCATAACCATATGGAGAGTCAAATTCTAATAATGGTACGCTAGTGTAAGTGTAACCTACACCAGGTGTGCCATCCATGAATACTTTCTTGATCCTACCATCTTGCACAGAGAATGTACCTGCTGCTGCAGTTGTTGGATTACCACCTATGACCCTGACTTTGAATTGTGTTTGGTCACTTCTATAACCTGAACCTGTGTATCCAATTGCCACAGTTATAGTACCAAAACCAGAGACCACAGCAGTTCCATAACCTGCTTTTATTTGCTGATATCCGAATCCTTGTGTATTACCAAGACCAGATATGATACCTTTTCTAGGTAATCTATTTGCGTTTACATCAGAGGTGCTATAAGTCTCTGTCAATCCTGATATGTTATTCCCAGTAAATGTAATTGAAGTGGCACCACCAACCTCGTTATAATTGTAGTCAGTATCAGGTTTTTGAAATGTGTTGTTGAGTAGAATCACACCAAAGTCAGTGTTGATACCTGTTATATTACTACCACCAGATTGCATGGTAAATGTTTTAGCGATACCAGTGAATCCAGATGAGATATCATCTAAGAGGAAATTACCTGAATAATCTGACCTTATGAATGATCTACCCTGAAATTCAGATCCCTCCACGACATCAGCAACAAGAAGATTATGAGTACCTATCCCTGCTGATGTAAGTGTTATACCAACACCTGTGAGTGCATCACCTTGAGTCTGTGCAAATGAAAAATTATTAGTAGCATTCTTGATAATAAAATAATCTCTATTTCCTGTCAGTGGTGCAGGTGGGGTGATTGATCTTAGTTTGACTTTAGTACCAGTGTCAAATATTTCTGTCAATGCAGTAAATACGCTTGCTCCTACATCAATTGATGCTGATGATACACCTATCTTCTGTCTAGTTCCTCCAAATGGAACATCAGCAAAATGTATTTTATCTTGTCTGATATTATAATCACCTTCTAATAATGTTACTGTTGCATTTCCTGAATGTGGTTCTTCAAATGTACCCATCCATGCCCTATCTAACAATACATTATTAGACATTGTACCAAAACCTATAACTTGAATTCTAAGTATCTCATTACCTATTTGCACCAAGTCATATTGACTAAAACCCCTTATGTCAGCGAATCTTACCTCACGATTCAACATCGTGTTCTCTGTAGTTGTTGCTGTGCCAGTATTACTTAGAAGTGGTGATTGTATAACGTTGTCTATTGAAATTATGCACTTTGTATCAAGTTTCTTAGCAGTAAATCTATGTGTAGAACCCACACCCACGGTGGTCAATCCTATAGGATCATTCGCTAAAGCTAATCCTTTAGAAGCAGCAAGTTTGAATCTATCTTCATCTACTTTGATTACAAATACTGTAGAAGGTAGAGAAGTGTCGGCACCTATACCACTACTGGTGTGATCTATACCAATAGCAGTGTTTCCTGTTGCATCATATGTCAATTCCTCACCAGTAACATAAAAATGATTCTTGATAACAAAAGTATTCAATCCAAGTAAAACATTTGTACTAGATGCACCATCAAACTCATGAGAGAAAATAGGATCACCCTTGTGTGTAAGGCTGAATGACCTTTGAAAACTCTCACTTTCAGTATTGAATTGTTTATTGAGTGACCCTAATTGAAATGACATTATAGGTTATATGTTTGATTACTTGATACTGAATCTGGTTTATCAATCTTGAGTTCAGCTACTCTTACTGTATATGCCTTGTTTGCAACTGGTAAGAAGCGTAACTGAGTATTACTACCAGTAATATGTATGTCAGTATTATCAATGTTACGTTTCTCAGCGTCTGCTGTGTACAGGTTATTATATTTGTTGTATGATGCATTACCACCATAGGAATTAGCACCGACTATGAATACAGAGTATGTGCCATCTGTGGTATTCTTGATTTCAACATGGAATCTACAAGTTGTGTAGTTACTGTACGATTTTTCTGATATAACTTGTAGTGATGGTGATCCATTTGCAACGATTGTTGTAAATGTGCCGTCAAGTTCAGTATCCCCTACCACATAAGAACCAGTGATACCAGTATTACCATGAGTTTGTGCTACACCCACTGATCTTGATAATGCTGACACTGTGACTGCCATACCAACAGGAGATGTATGCCTTAGTTTCAATACATTACTCAACATATTGACTTGGAATGTTCCTATATCAGTGTCAGCGTCCATACCACCAGTATTTGTGAATAAAACTTTGTTCGATCCATCTGCTAACCATGTGTATTCATCAACTTCTTTCTCACCTAAAGGACCTCTAGCTGAGACTAAGATGCTTCCAGATTTGTATAAATTAGCGTCAATTGCATCTACCTCTTGTACAACAGCAGAACCAAATACATTGAGTTGCTTTGTCATACCCTTGTACTCTTGGAATCCAAATGAAGTTGAAGCAACACCCACACCATTAGTGATAACTTCTTTGTGGAATGTTATATCATAACTGAATGATGAGTTATTAGGAACAAACAATACACTTGCTAAAGGTCCGCTTACATCAGTTGTAAACTCTCCAAGATCTTCAGCATCACTTAGTTCTGAGTATGTGTTTAGGTATGCATTTGTGCCATCATGGAAGACTACAAATTCAGAATATTGAGTTGCATTGAATGATAGTCCAAGAGATGTATCAAGCACTACTTGTGCATAATATTTGATTGCACTGATGCCATCACCACCAGGTCCTCCTGTCAACATGTCAAATGTATCGAGTTCTACGGATCTAATAAGGTTAGGATCAGAGTAGAACTGAGGACTTAGATCATCAATATCTAATACTCTGTTTGATTTACATATAATCGCATCACCAAATCTTCCAGATGTAAATGTTACTTCATCACTTATATTCTCATCGAGGTTTGTATTCTCACTTACAAGATCAAAATTAGATCTATCAAGCAACGATGCCTGTGCATCAATAACAACTACATTACCTGCCCCTGAGGATATACCTGCAGGTTGTGGTGCTGTTGTTGGAACAGAATTTATAAGAAGATCTGAGTGTTTTTTGAAACCTGCTATATGTGCAAGTGAGTCAACTGGTTCACTCCAACTGTTGATTCCTACAAAACTCTTGAGAGAGTATGCAAAACTTTGATAGTAATCATTGTCTTGTATTCTTTGATAGAAATCACTTGTTTTTCCTGTATCTCTCTCCCATCCAAATGGTTTTTCTGTAGATGTGTCAAGAGTAAAGTGACCAGTATACTCCTGACTTGAATCTATTATACCACCTGCTTTAGAAAACTTACCTGTCACTACGTCACCAGTATTGAATCCAACAAGGGTGTCAATACGTAAAACATTTCTTGTTTTACCTTCACCTATAATTACTTTTGCCTCTTTACCTGATGATGACACAACTGGTTCACCATTCAAGAAGGTTGATTCAATAAGATTTACTTTGAATTTAGCGAGATCCTTATCTTTTGTTACTGTACCATACTTAGCGAAGTCATGTGTGCCAGGATCTTTATCAACTACGTATGTTATTGTCGCTCCATTTACATTTCCAAAAGCAGTATCAATTCCAGTAAGTGTAAATGTTTGATATCCAAAATCAGACGAATTATAACCATTACCTGTTGTCACACCAACATTCTCGACAAATACTTTATCACCAACACTGAATGGCATCGGCACGGCTGTATTAAATCCTGTAAGAGGAGTTTGTAGTCTAAGTGTTACGTTAGGATCACTATATGTGGCACTTATAATACCAACACCATTACTATTGTTTACAGCAAGTAATTCAACATCACCTGAGCTTAGATTTCCTCCAGCAGTGACAATCTTGACACGAGATACTGCTCCACCCTCTATTTCCGCCTCAAACTTAGCATTTTCATTTACTGTATTTGTTTTACTGTTGTAAACAACAAACTCAGGAGGTGTAAGATAGTTTTTTCCTGTAGATGTTATGGCAACACTATCAACAGCAAAGTTATCTTTCAAAAATAAGACCTGTGGCACTGCTGCCTGTGGTTGAAGTGTCAAGTCAGATGGATAATCATAACCAGTGTCAACCATTTGCACCTTATCAATAGCACCTATGACATTACTGTATGCCTTTAGGTTTGCTGATGACCCTGTTGTTGACGCTACAGATACTTGTGGTAAGTCTTTGTAGAATACACCACCACCTTGTAATAAGACTCTTGCCACCCCACCAGTGACATTAGTAGAGTTAGTAATATATGAAAGTTGAGATGCACTTGAGTATCCCACTCTTTCAGGCACTCTAGTCAAGTTGAATCCAAATGTATTTGTTGTAGTGGTTGAGATTGTATATCCACCTGTAAACTCACTTGTGTTCACAAATATTTTAGAGAAGTCTTTTATGTCTTTGTCAGTCTCAATTATTTTTGTATTTTGTAGTGGTAAAAACTTATAGTATAATACGTTTGGCACACGATTGGTAAAGTGTATGGATGTCTTTGATCCAGCATTGCCAGGTATACCTGAATTGACTACTTCTATTGCAGATTTACCTGTGCCTACAAAAGGTTTATTGAAGTTTTTATCTAAGAAGAAAGATAATTTTGTATTGTTAAGAGTTCCATCAGATGTATCGATTTCAAGAGTATCTCCAATTGTAAGAGAGATAGGTGGGTTCACAGAACTACCAATACTTACAAATCTTGTGCCAGGATCATATACTGCTGTGACAGAACTGGTTGCAGATGATACAACTGTAAGATCAATTTTATCATCAGGTCTAAATGAGTGATTATTAGATGTGGCACTTACATCTATTATTCTTACTGTTCCTGTTACAACATCTCTCTTTGTTTTGAAGAAATGAGTATTACCAATACCTACATTAGCACTCAACATCACTCTTTCTAAATCAGATCCTATACCAGTTCTTGTAGTAACGATACCTATAAGATTATTATCAATCTTTTGGACAAATACCTCTGGTGGCATTGGTCTTGTAAAAGTGGTATTAGCACGTTTCATAGCATCGGTCTGATACTTGATTGATGTACCAGCACCAGGATTGTACTCTACTTTGTCACCTGTCTTAAATGGGTGATCTGGTAAGTAAAAAGATCTTGTTGGTATGAATATATTTTTTGTTTCATTATTATGGAATGAAGTAATTTGATTACCACCTCTTCCAGCTACTGTAACTGTGGTGCCGATTCCTACACCAAATGTACTACCTGTACCCACAGAACTCTCTGCATTGAAATAGTAACTTACATCCTCTGGTGTATCTAATATTACTGATTTCTCTAATTCGTATGTAAACTCATTCTCAAGTCTTGTTATTACACTACCAAATGTATGGGCAGCACCAGCTGTCCCATTCTGTGCTCTCAATAATTCTAGTCTATTGTTCTTGACATCAAAGTTGACTATCTTGAGTTGCTCGCTATCAATCTGAACTACATCATTGATCTTGAATTTATTATTTGCAGTAACTTCAGGCATCCACTCATTTATAATTATACTGGTTGTCAATCCTGTAGCAGCAGATGTGCCCATAGACACACCCAGACCAGTGCTCACATCTTTTAGACTTATTGTTTTATTTGCTGTAAGATTAGAGTGTGTATCAGTCGATATACCTATAATTTCTACAGATATATTATTAGTAAGTCCATGAGGTTCTGAATTTATAGCAGTCACCACATTACCATTAGATACTAATACCACATTTTCTTTAGTGGTGATAGTTGACGTAATTGTGGTTATGCCAGGTCCTTCAACATAACTGACTTTTCCTATTGCACCTTTACCCTGTGTAAATTCATTATCAAATACAAGACTATCTCCAACATTATAATTTTTACCTGCTGTTACTATATCAATTCTCTGTATACCACCATTCTTAGTGTTTGATATTTGAGCATTTATATTAGTATTCTTGTTTGCATTAGGTACGAATTCATACTCATCTATATTGTATGGTTTAGTATTTCGTACAAGATTCAATGATACTGGATCAAGATCTTGTATAGACTCAAATGCAATATTAAATTCTTGTAATTTTGAGTAATACGTATCACCAATAATGTATGGGAATGTAGGAGTTCTAACACCATTGAAAGGACTGTTAGCGTTCTGTACTTCTATAGGATTGACTGTGGTGTAATATGCATACACTCCATTAGGGAATTCAGGTGTAGCAGCAAATCTACCATTATGCTCATCAAGATCACCAGTGCCCTCAACGTATGTAAAATCTTCTACAAAGAAACCAGCTGGATATATGCTGATGTTAGGTCCATCAACCCTTTGACTTGCTAACTTACGATAACTGGATTCGATATACTTCTTACTACCATCCACTATAGCGTAAGGTCCGTAGATTGGATTACCATCGTAAGCCCAACCTATAATTGGTGAATGATCCTGTCCCAAATCACCTAAGAAGTTTCTGAGGTTTCTAGGAACATAGTAATTTACATAAGGATTACCTAATTCTGTAACTCTTGGTGTCTCTAAGAATCCATCATCATCCTTTACATCACCAAACTTAGCATATCTCTCTACCTGATTGATTCTCCACTCTTTTACAGATCCAGAGAGTATAGCACCCTCTCCTGGTGTTTTAGCTGACGCTGTTGTGGCCGCTTGAGAATATCCAGCACCTTTTACTATAATATCAATACTGGTTATCGTACCATTAGCAACGTTAGCTTTTGCTTTACACCCTACACCATCACCAGAAATAATTATATCAGGTGTACTAAAGAAATTTTCTCCACCATGTTTTATAATAATTTGATCAACTCTACCATTCACAATAAATGGTTGTAAGAATGCATTCTTACCAACTGTCGTCTCTATAGTGGGTTTGTAGTTGTCATTTATAACTGTAGATCCATATTCACTTCCTTTCTCATTTACATGAACAGAGATGATATTACCACGTATAATAGGTGTGGCAGTAGCGTTTGTTGTAGAAATACCTTGTCTACCACTAATGTCTACTGATATGGGAGGATCTTGAAATACATGTGTTCCTAGTCCATTGTCCCTGAGTTCTACATGAGTAGCAAGACCGACTACCTCACATAACCTAAAGTTGTTATCATCGATCTTATCAACAAAATATTCAGCATTGTTTGTAAGACCGCCAACAGGACTAAGGTTTGACGAATATTTGATTTTCTCAGCATCTTCAAAACCATGATCAGATATATTTACAGTGTTTGTGAATGTATTGATACCTGTGACAGTTCGTATATCTCTATTCTTGAATAAACCAGTATTCTCTACGAGAACCTTATCCACCTTCTGTCTTCTTGCTGTTGTTGTAAGTCTTTGTAATCCACCACCATTTGATGTAAGTGGTAGTGTGCCAATACCAGCAAGTGCCTTAGTTCTTGATTCTGATAGGTGAATTTGGAAATCATCTAACTTTACAATAAAATATGGTGCAGTATCTACAAGTGTGCCAGGTGTCACTCCTATACCTATAGTGTTACTTCCATTTGCATCGTATATCACCTCTTCTGCATCTTTGAATCCATGTGGAGTAGGAAATACAAGTCGATCAGTTGCAGTATTGACTACACCACCAGTTGAAGTGGCATCAAACTCTACAGTCTGTTGGACAAACTTCATCTTTGCTTTCGCTATGGCTGTTGTATTATTACCACCAAGAATTTTTACTGTGGGTGTTTCTTCATAGTCAAATCCTTCAGTATCAACAAATATTTCTTCTAGTATTCCCTCTACTTGTGCTATTACAGACGCACCAGCACCTGTGTGACCGTCTTGTGTGATTGATAAAACTGGTGGATTTATAATATCATATCCAGATCCAGTATTGAGAACCTCTACATTTTGAAGAGGACCGAAATAAACTATGTCAGATGATTTGTAAGAGTATGCCTCTACTCCATTCGCAAATAAACCAATACCACCCTGCACTGTTTTGTCTTTAGTATCACCAAACTCAGGGTCATCAAATTTTCTCAATATTTTTTGAGCACCTAATTCATATCCAAATATAGAGAATGGAGTAAGTGAATGAGATGTACTTCCTTGTATATCATCACCGTAGAACGCTGTAAGGAACTGTCCTCTTCTTACGTTTTCTCCAGTATATGCGAGTTTTACAGTGTTATCATCTACCTTTTTGATGTAGTATGCTTCACCCTCATTTAAATTAGTGAGTGTGCCTATACCAGATGATGAATATACCACAAGATCTCCGTCATGAAGATTATGATCTGGCACACTTATCTCTACCTTTGTTGTGGATATGCCAGAATTAGTGAATGATCTTATTCTTTTTTGTGGATCGATAGTCCAATGAGGTAGACTGTTTGATGCAACATACGCAGAAGTATCATCTGTATATGTGTTCTGTACATCAGCTGTAAAATTCTGTTGTAGTTTTAATTGTCTTCTTATCTTATATTTTTTATCGAAATCTAAAGCTGGAACGTTTACAGAAACTGATCCAGATGGGTTATCAATATCAAATACAAAAGTGATGCTACCAAGCAAAACGCTGGTGGGATCATTTTGATCTATAACTTCTATTTGATCACCAACATACAAAGTCCATTCGGCTGCAAGTTTTAGGACGTAATTATTTGTGCTTTGTAAGAAGAACGTTTCAATAGTGTAACATGATGCGGTATTGTATATCCATGTTGTATACAATAAATCTGATTTTAGTTTTCCTAGTTGTGATATATTGATTTCAGCATCTTCTTGCTGATTTATTGCTGATCCTACAAATTTATTAAGAACTCCTAGCACGTTAAATCTTACGGGAGCATTCAAATCACCATTCTCATAAGAAGTGGCAAGTATACCCGATCTAACAGTTGATCCTATACCACATGGTGATGTAAGGGCATCAATACCTGTAAATTGGGTATAGTTCTTACCTGTGTATTCTAAAGTTCTGTTTTCAAATGATATTGTGCCTGTAGCTCCAAATCCTATGGTAGAATCCACATTGAGTATAGTAGCACCTACACCTGAAGTGTTTGTAATAAATGTCTTACCAATCTGTTTGAATTTACCTATTGTAGTTCCTTTTGATATGGCAATTTTATAATATGATTTGTCACCTATAACTGCCCTCTCAACACTATTGATTGAACCACTTGTTTGAAGAGGTGTTGTCTCTTGTATCAAACTTTGACCAGATATTTTGAGTGGATCACCAGATACTAACTCACATAGTAGTACATCATTTACAACATAATCAGCATCAGATGGTTTTATAACAAATTTTGATGGTTGAATCATATCAACCTTTTCACCATACAATGCACCAAATAATAACTTGAACGCTTCTTCAGTTCCCTTAGATTTGTAGAAATCTTTTGATTGTCTTATAAAATTTCTTTGATCTAATTTTTCAGATAGTCCTCTCTGTGAAAAACCAGGCAATATTTGTTTCTTGAGTTTTTCTGAAAACTCATTCAAAAATACATTACTTAGATTTGTTACCTTATCATTTACTCCATGTGTGCCAATACCTGTCTGAGTAAAGGTAAGATACTCAGGATTATTTGTTTTTCTATTATTTTCTATACCACTAAATCCTCTCACACATCCAGTAAATGATGTACTACCTATACCTGTGTAGGTTATTATCTCATTATTGATTTTTAGAAGACCCCATTGATTCGGCCATCCTTTTGTAGAGTCAACAAATATTGTGGTATCTCTACCATTAGCATACTGTGTTACTGTCGTAAACCCAGTCAGAGTCTCGTTGTTTAGATAATCAAGACTTTTATACTCTACTAGATTGTCAACAATATCAATCGCTCCTCCTTGAAATTCTTGAGAAAGATAATATTGCTTCATAAACTCGCCAAAGCGAGGATTATCAGTATCAATTACCTCTGGTATTTGACTCTGAATTATTTCATTTACTTTTACTTTTGTAATTGATGTCTGGATCATTAGTATCCGTATCCACTACTTGATGATGTCGAACTTGAGGATGATGATGTTGTCGATGTCGATGAGACTGGGGTTGATGAAGTATCTATCGCACTTGTCGGGGTGCTAGTTATAGGTAGACTATCAGGTGAGTGGGATGCTCCTGTCATTTTATTTCCATTAGGCATAGTATGGAAAGCACCATAGTAAGGTTGACCGTTCACATATCCAACCAGAGTGGTAGCAGATGAAGTACTCAAGATCATCGCTCCTCTGACTTTTGCACCATTTGAGTAACTTGATTGAGGATCATATCTTGTACCTGATGTATTTGCACCAGAAGATATTGGATCTTCTCTCATATAGAAATTACTATTCGATACGTCAAATTGTAGGTATAACTCTTTTCTTGCTAATACATCGTTAGACTGAGGCACTGCTTGTATCTCTACGATATTATCAGATTGCACTGTAGAAGTAATATTTACAGTATCAATAATAATTTCACCCTTTGCATAATCTACAGATCCAAATGATGAAGACAATATCTTGACTGATGAGTCAGAATCTATTTGGAATAGGAACAATGATCCCTTATCACCTGAAGTATATTGGTCAGAGAAGTATACAGTTCCCTGTACTCCAGATACATTGAATCCAGTTGATTTTATGTTATAACTTGCTTCATTTCTATGGAAGGTATTATCAAAACATATCTCATATTGACTGAATACATTGATTTGTGCAACTAAATTCCTTCTTATTCTAATCGTGGTTATATTTGATGTTATTGAGTCGCTGACACGATCAATAAGAGACAAAACTTTACTATATTTGAATCTACCACCAAATTTATTCAACTCTGTACCACTAGCGAAAGTGTTTAGTGATGAGATAACGTCAGTTTTCAAGTTATCAGGATCACCAACAAAATTAGAGTTATAATACACATAACTATCAATTTCAACATATAAAAACTTTAAATCTATAAGTTCTGGAACAATACCTGCTACAGAATAACTTTTCAATGATGATAATATTTGTTTCTTAGTAAACTCTGATAAGTAAGAACCATTTTTAGGTTTAGCAGCGATATAAACCCTACCATACTTGGGAGGTGTCAATTCTTCGCCACCAAAAGCACTTACTGATTCTATGTTGGCATATACAGATGGCACTATTGCCTCGTAATCACTTGCGGTTACTGCTCTATGTTGTGATGAGTATAATTTAGGTGCATAGTACCTAACACTTCGTAAATCCTCGATATCATCACCATTTTCAGTAGGGTACTGAGGTCTAACCACAGAAGTTGTATTAGTTTCTGTTCCACCATCTTCATTTGTTATGATACCAGTGAATTGAACTCTACTTACACCGTTTCCATTCTTACCCTCTGTCTTGATATATGAAATATCAACAACATTTCCATTATCTAACTTAGAACCAAATATACCATCACCAAATAATATCTCATACTTCTCATCAGTCGTCTCTTGTATAAGATATATGTTTGAGGTAGATGTAATTCCTATTATGTTATCTACAAGTTTATAATCAGTAGATGTGGTGCTTGCATTGTTCTCTTTTACACCAACCCTTATTGTTGATGTATCAATTCCATTGTTAGGTAATATAAACCTTTGATTCGGCTGTGAATCGTTGATAACAAATTTTGTTTCTAAGTATTGACCTTGGTATATTTCAAAAGTACCTCGTGCTTCACCATCCTCTGCAGTGCCTGTAACTTTTTCTGGTAAAGAAAATATGTAATTCACATTTGATACAGTACCGTTTGCAATTACACCAGGTTGAAATGTTATTGTAGATGCGGTAGTAGTTATTCCAGTGACATAATAATCGAGTAAGGTTCTTGCTGCTCTTTTTGATCTTGGAACATATCCTATATTTCTTGCAAGAGATACAACATTTTCTCTAAGTGTCGCACTGTCAATGAATGTCTCATTGACTAACATATTACTATTATACGCTGTAGTATATGAATTATACGCTAATAAATTTACTATTACTGATAGGTTAGACCCCTCAAAATCCATATCACTGAAATTTGAGTTTTGTCTTAAATAATCTTTTATGGAGGATTTTATATCCTCAAAATTAAGATTAGTGAATTGTTGCAGTGCCATTATAACCTAGTTGGTTCGAGTATAAAATTGACTGATTGGTTGGGTGCATTAAGTCCAACAATATCATAAAATATGGTTGCATCAATTGAGTTCTGATCAGGTGTGGATTTGAATTTCACATCTGTAAGGGTGACTCTTGGTTCAAAGTTTGCGATTACGGTCTCAATTTCTGACTTAATTGGATCAGTGTAATCATCATTCGCAAGTTCAAATAAAGAACCACTTATACGTGTTCCTAGTAAGTCATTAAAAAACACTTCTCCCAGATTAATGCGAACTAGATTTTGAACAGAACGTTTTATTGCATCTTCGTTTTTCAACACAAGAATATCATCCGTCACGGGATGTTTTTTAAAAGATAAAGAAATATCTTTGAATCCTTTTGAAAAAGTCTGTGCTGGCACTAGATATTTGTAGTCTGGGTATATTTATCATTATTTAGAGCAAAAAAAAGACCCTCTATTGAGGGTCGTCTTCATGACCGAGGTATCTAACCTCTATTTCGTCAGGATGTGGGAATCCTTCTTTGTAATAATCCTCTGCTAGTTCCTGTATTTTGTCCTCCATTTCTTCTTCGGTAATTGACTTGAACTCTAGTGACCCTTTGATGTATATGTCATATAATTCCATGTTCGTTATATTGATCATCGGAAGTATCTATATGATTCTTGTTTTCTCGTGACCAACTCTACACTGCGGATCTATCCATATTTCATAACCTGCTTTGATTGCATCAAGACAGAATGAAACGTCTTCACCACACATATCTTGTACCTCACCAGAATCAAATACTTGCATCTGGGGTGCAAACCAAGGATACTTCATCTCTTGATGTTCAAATACACCCTTCTTGATAAGTAACCAACCAAATCCAGAATAATCAACAGTAAATGGTTTACGTCTTTTGACAATACCATCAACCATCTCATGATTCATCACACCACCATTTTCTTTGAAATCATCCTCTTCTAACCAGTGTGCACATGATGTAGTCTTACCATCCTCTGTTGCATACCATCCACCTGCAATATCTTTATCCATTGCAAGCACACGGTAGAAACTTTCATTAGTAAAAACTATATCACTATCAATCCACAATTGATAATCATAGTTTAGTTTGCCATCCCAAGGTAATTGATCAGGTCCTCGTAATACATTTGCACCTAAAACCTTACATCTAGCAAAGTTTACCATAGAACTATAGTCTTGTGCTATTTGTATATTTGCTCCGTTCTGTACCAACTCAAAGCAGAGTGATACGAAATTCTTTAGAAAGATATATGAGACACCTCTGCCTGGTAAACAAAATACAATACTTTTACCTTTGAGAAGTTCCTTTGTCTTTTCAATATCAAAAGCACCTTCTTTCGCAGTAGGTGATTTAGATACCACCTTGAATCCTTTAGCCATAATTACAGTTCAGTCATAATCATTATAACACTTTATATAGCGTCTATCAACTCAATGATTTTATTTGCTATTGCTTTATGTCCTTCTGCACTTGGATGCCCACCATCTAGACCATTTGCATAATAGTTTGGATTATCTCTTGTATGTTTAAATAAATCCATATGCGTCCACACTGGTTTATAATCTTTACACAAACTTCTCCAATATCCTATTTTGTTACGATAGAATTTTTCTGGTCTTCTTAGTGTGGGTTCATAGTGATCTGCTATAATAGACACATATTTTTGACCAATGCTCTTGCAAAACGAATCAAATAAAAATATATTCTTCCACAAATTCTCATTACCTAATACATCATTGTATACTCTTGTATAGTAATATCTCTGTTTCATACTACTTACCCTTTGTGGTGTCCACGATAGAGGATCTCCATTTTCAACATAATACTCTATTCTTGAAGTCACGGTATATTGTATGACAGCTATGTCTGCTTTATTATTCTGAAGGTAATTAATTGAGTTTCTTACAATGCAATCATTACTGATGCCACATTCTGATAAGTTAGTGTGTTGAGATTTATAATGATTAGAGACAAGTGTGCTGAACCTTTCATTATGTCTGTCTTTTAATTCATCTCCCCATGTTATGCTACACCCACTAAAAAACAGTGACATCATACTTTTCCTCAAATAATTTTGCATCTTGAATTGTATTTACCATGGGTTTTCCCTTTATATTCAGAGATGTATTCAATAATACAGGACATCCAGTACGTTCGTACCAGCACTCCAGTATGGGTCTTAGAATACTGTCTGAGTCTTTTGGTACTGTTTGTACCCTAGCAGACCCATCGACGTGTATACAGGCAGGTATCGCCCTTGGTTGCTTACATTTATAAACGTAAGACATATACCTTGATTGTTTAGGCATGTCAAAGTAATCTTGACAGTGCTCTTCAAGTATAGCAGGTGCGAAAGGTCTGAACAAATCTCTTTTCTTGATGTTGTTTACTAAGTCTTTTGTTTCTGCTTGTCTCGGATCCGCCAGAAGACTTCTATTGCCGAGAGCACGAGGACCAAACTCAGCACGACCATTCGCAACCCCCACGACTCTTTTTTCGAGGAGTGCATCAACAACTCTCCTTGGATCACAGAACTTTTGTATATTATATCCTAGGTAGGGACTGAAGGCAACCTTCTTACCATATGCTAGACATGCTGCCCCCAGAGCACCCCCTGCGTCACCAGGACAAGGCATAATCCATAAGTTATACATTTCCCTCAATCCAGTGTTTACTACACAGTTGAGGGCAACACCACCCCCATAGCATATGTGTTTGCTATATTGTGCTGCTCTAGCAAATATATTATTGAGTTCTAATTGTAATATTCTCTCTGCACTCTTTGCGATATCACACTTATCATAGTCTCCTATCCTCGCTCCCTTGTGATTATTTCTATGTAACTGTCTCTCGACCACATTCATATTCACTGGTTTGCCATACGCTGCCATACCCATAAAGATATACTCTTCATCAAGTGGACGCAAACCTGCCCACTTAGTGAGTGCTGAGTACCATAAACCTATAGATTGCGGATACCACTGCGACCATCTCTTTTTATATACTGCTTTTCCGTCTTTATATTCCGCAGTCCATATTGATGTAGTATCCCATTCTCCTATACTATCAACCACTACACATGCTGCTTGTTCAAACGGAGAGGTTTGAAACGCTGCTGCTGCATGAGACTTATGATGACTGTGATACTCAGTGGGTTGAAGTGATAGATTCCTAGGTCTATACCATGCCTTCTGACCTGCAAAGAACTGTCTAGTCCTCTTCAACCAAGGTCTCTCATAGAACGCTATCTTACCATCAGTAGAAATCAATAGTGCTGTAGACGCTGCTGTCAGATCAAGATGCTTGTCATGCTTTATCTTTGAGTATCTCTCTGAGTGTGCTGCATAACAAATTTTACCATTGTTGACTACAGCGACTGCTGCGTCATGGAATCCTTCAGCGAATCCAATCATATATTCTTCCCCTTTTTCTCATATCTTTCATTTTTCTCATTGTAACATACTCTTTCGCCAATCGCTCATAATATTTACGTTCGGGGTAATTACCAGGATGTGTAGCAGTTCGTGGTAGACTGTTATTATCAAAACCAAAGAATTCTTTGTAATCGTCTCGATCCATATTAAAATAAATTGGTTCCAAACCTCTTTCTTGAAAATACCATTCAATTCTTCTTAGATTTTTTACGATATTATCAAAGTAATTCCATACTACGCTTTTGTCGATTTTTGATATATCTGAAATATCCTCAGTAGACATTCTTTCTAATACATGTTTATTACTAAATCTTTTTAATTTACTGGCAAGACAATCAATTATATCTTCTTTGTATGGAATGATATTTTTTCTTTTCTTAAATATTTTTAGAACATATTTTTCAAGATCACTTATATCTGACATATTCATATTCATACTACCTATCATTTTTCTACCCATCACATGAAAGGGTTCAATGATTATATCAGCATCTAACAACTCATCCAAACAAGGCAAAATATATTTTGTATTATTCTCCATATATGGATCTAAAAATGAATTTAGATAGTTTCTACATGGTGATACTGGAAAATACTTGAGCAAATCGCAAAAATATTTGTCAGTAAAGAATACTTCAACAGGATCTTTATCTTTCATCAAAGTATCTGGAGGTCTTCTTTCTTCAACACCTCCAAAGTACTTTTTCATCAAATCACCCCCTTTTTCAAGAGTATTAGAAGTAAGTTTGATTCTTAGTCCTAGCATTTCGTCTTCATCGGGATTATTCGATAAAGAATTTACAACCTCTAGGTATTCATGTAATTCTGGACATATTACACCTTTTGATTCTTGACCAAACGTTGTTTTGGTTTTTACAGGTGTTTCTACCTCATTTTTTCCTTTTCTTACAACATAAGACTTCTCTATTCTTACACTGTAGTCATTTGGGTCATGCGTCTGTTTATAAAAGAAATATGGGAACTTATTTTTTACATATGACTTTTTATTGATTTCTATAAGTTGCATCAAGTGCATTTTACCCATATTGGGTATTGCCCAATAATTAATCATCATCCTCGTAAATGTAAGGATCTTGGCGACGCAATTTCCATAATTTATACTCACCTTTGATCCAATTCCAAAGTTTTTTCATTTTTTCAACCATAACTGAGGTATATATCCAAATTCTTTTTGGAAGTTGTTATAAACCCATTCTAACTTATTTCTACCGTATTGTAAATCATTATTTGACAAATCTTGCATATCTGAACTCCACTGATCTCTGAGACCTTTTATTTCTGGTCTTTTTGTTCCTCTCTCTGGAAAATATACATTATCATGCATTTTTTCAATTTTCATGCCTATAAAGTCAGACAATCCACTTGGATCTTCCCATACTTCTTCCATAATAACAGGATACACTTTTTTGAAAGCGGATTTCCAATTATTCAAGTTTTTAATGTAATCTGGCACCAAAAAAGGTTCAGGGCGATCTAATTTTGATTTCCAATAAGAAATACTGTCAGGATACTGCTTTTTTATCATCTGCCACTCAATATGATCTTCAGAACTCATTTTATACTTTTTATACTTCGCTGAAAGATGTGAATATGATCTACGCACAGGATCCCTCCAAATCATCGTAACTCTTACATCAAATTCTTCTTCTAATGCAGGTGCTATCTCTTTGAGGAAGTAATCTGGTAGATCACCGTTGCTATTTGAGAAATCACAAACACCTCTATGACTATCCTTTACTTTACTCTTCATATACTGAATATACCATAGCAATGTGGTATTTTTTCTTATAAAATCAAACTTTCTATGTTTTTGTTTATTGTGCCATATGCTTTTCGCTAAAACTGGATTATATTTACTCTCATACAAGTAGTGTAACATATGAGGTTCTGTAATCGATTTATCACCTGATAAATTATGATGAACATAACCCACTTTATCAAAAGTGTAGCATAATGGTTTTGTGGCAGACCAACCAACACCTGCGTTTATGTGAAGAATCGGTTTGGTCATAATATTTTTAATTTCAGGTATATATAAATTTATGAAGGTAAGAACTCCTCTTATAATTGGTGCAGGGACTGGTTGGTGTGCTACAAGTCCGCTTTTTATGACTTTGCAGTGCTTCCACAAGTGTGCTCATGTTGGTTTACAAAAAGAGGATCATCTTTTATACCATGTATACACTGATGATGCTTGGAAGTGGAGAAAACCCAGTTATGAGAAAGTTATAAGATCTTCTATGAGTCCAGTTTCTAAAGAGGAGTGGGGAAGACAGTGTAAATATGCTTTTCATCAAAATCTTGACGAAATTCATGAATTATTCCAAAAACCGACGTTAGAAACTTATATTAAGTATTATACAAGACATTATCAGAGAGTAAAACACGAATATCAGTATGTTGCTGATTTTTCTAACAGTAATTCTGAATTACCAGTTAGTTTTTTACAAGAAATCGCACCAGAACTCAAAAAACACTTTGATATCAAGGTTTTAATAATTTTTAGAGATCCAGTTCGCAGATCGTACAGCGAAATGTCTGCAATCTACCAAAAATTCAAAAATATTCGTGAAAAATACCCAACATCTAAAGATTATTGGAGAAGTTATCTTAAGATGAAATATTATAGCATGAATTTCGAGTATGTCAAGAGGATAAAGTATTATAAGTCGGTTTTTAGTACGTTACCCATCGTTTCTGAGGATCTTTGGGGTGGAAAAAACGATTCTTTAGCAAAACTTAGTAATTTTTTACAATATGACATCAAAAAACTATGGCCAAATTGCTATTATCCTGAAATGGGAACAAAAACACCTGTTCTTGAAAGAAAATGGAATCTTAGTGACCAGTGGGGATCTGATTTAGAGGATTTAACTGATGAAGACTTGAGTTTTGGTCGAAAATACCTTGAAAAATACTATGATGAGTGGTATAATGAGTTTGGAACAACTCCTTGGGGGTGATGATTGAGCAAAATATCACTCCTAGACACCCAAAAATGCTACTAATAGCTGGATGGCGTTGGGCAGCGACCTCGCCATTGATCTATACTCTACAAAGATACTCAAAATATGCACATTTTGGTTATACAAAGCGGTTCACATCTAGTTTAAATACCGATATCTACGAACGTGTATGCAATAATACATGGGAAAACTATAAAAGTTATGAACCATCCAGTCATCGAATGAATCTCACTGTTGATCTTGAACCTCTTCATGATTTTTCTACCACACATTTTACTCGACTCATGGCAGGTGACCATACTATATCAAAGCAAATTGATTTTTTTCATGCACTTCATGATCATGTCCTTACTAAAGGTTATAAGTCTGTGGGTATCATGTTGACAGATGAACAAAAATATAGTGAATTACTCATGTCTGAGTTTGATATCAAGGTTCTTTGGATTGCAAGAGATCCTGTTCGTCGTGCCTTTTCAGAATTTCTTCACCACTCTAAAATAAATTGCGATTTCTATCGTTTAAACGAAAAAATGTGCTTATTCTTTCGTTTTCATGTTATTGATTATATAAAAAAGATCAATAAATTAAATAAAAAATTTGGTGAGGATAAAACTCATATAGTTGTTATGGAAGAACTATGGGAAGGAGATGGCACTGCTAAAAAAGAACTTTCAGAGTTCTTAGACCACCCTATTACAGACCTTTGGAAAAACCTTTACTGTCCTGATAGAGGACACCATGTAAAATACGACAAAGATGTCCCTTGTCAAGCATATGGACAAGACTTATTTGAACTTACACCTGATTTATACAATAATATAAAAAAACAATATCAACATATCTACGATGATTGGGAGAATCATTTTGGTTCTCTTCCTCTACATTGGGGACAACCAGTAGCGTATTCATGAAACCAAAAATGCTGATATGGGGTGGGTTTGGTTGGTGTGCAAGTTCTCCTCTCGTATACACACTTCAAAGAAATGCGAAGTATGCTCATTTTGGTTATACAAAAGTATGGAACTATTTTAAAGAAGAAAATAAAGGTATGTTGGATTTTTACCAAGTTTTTGATGGAACTTGGGAAAACTATAAGAGTCATGAAGAACCATCTCATCGATTGAATCTTACAGTTGATCTTGAACCTCTTCGTGATTTCTCTCTTTCACACCTTAAAAAACTTATGGAGAGTGAAAGGACAGAAAAAAACTTGATAGATTTTTATCACGCACTTTATGATCATGTTATTACTAAAGGTTATAAGTCTGTAGGTGATTATAACTACCGTAGTAATTGTGTCAAAGGTGATGAAAAAAAATATAACGAATTACTCATGTCTGAGTTTGATATTAAGGTTCTTGCAATTGTAAGAGATCCTATTCGTCGTACTTTTTCACGCTATCTTAATAAAAAGCGTATGGCAGAAACTGAAAATCTGCTTCTCAGTAATCTTAATTGGAAGGGAACTACGATGAAGATTACTGATTATACGAAGAAGATAAATGCACTCTATGAAACATTTGGTAGAGATAGAACTCATGTTACTGTCATGGAAGAACTATGGGAAGGAGATGGTACTGCCAAGAAAGAACTCTCACAGTTCCTAGACCACCCGATTACAAATCTGTGGAAAAACCTTTATGCTCCAGACAGAGGTCACCTTGTAGAGTATGATAAGGATGTACCCTGTCAGGCATATGGACAGAACTTAGCAGAACTTACACCTGAGATGTATTATCAGTATCGTAAGGAGAATGATCACATATATCAAGCATGGAAACAGGAATTTGGATCACTTCCTTTACATTGGGGAGAACCAATTGAATATAGTTGACAAGTATATGAAGAGGTGTTATACTATATTTGTTGGACGCAACATGGGAGTGACTGAATAAACTTACTGGCAACTGCTGGTTAAGGTGATGAGACACAGGTGGTGCTGCTTCGAGAGAAGAACCGACTCAACCAGTCGGGTCTCAGGCAATAACGTTTTTACTACTGTAGTAATGCCCGTTATTTGTTGGTACACAGGAATCCAACCTCCCTCTTTCTTTTATATTATTGTTATGCCTTTATTTTTGATAGTACTCGGAGCATCTGGTATCGGTGCTGCCATCGCACTCTACATCATGCGTAAATATGACGACCCTAATACATTATGAATCCTAAACTCAAACTCTTTGTCAAAGTTGGATTTCCTCTTGTCATTATCATACAACTGACTTCAGTTCTCTTCATGCTTGCTTATAATGGACGAGACAAAGCATTGTCTTGTAAGACACTCGGTGAGTACCTTGTATGTAAACAAGTTGAGATACCTAAAGGTGTCAAGTGAAGATATACTTTGATGGTTGTTCATGGACAATGGGAGCAGAATTAGAGAATCCAGAAGAAGAGAGATTCTCGAAGTTACTATGTGATGAGTTGGGGGCAGAAGAAACTAACGTAGCAAAAAGTGGTGGGTCAAATGATCGAATCGTCAGAAATCTTTTAGTTCGTAAGACTATTGAAGACTATGACTTGGCAGTGATACAGATGACCTTACCTACTCGCACTGAATATTATGATGACAAGTGGGTCAGAGTGAATCCACCTCATAATTTCAAAAAACCATTTTATCAACGTCAATCTATTACTAAGTGGGTAGATGAGGTAGGAATGAAACATGGTGATTTCTGGAAGTATTGGTATACGGACATTACAAATGTAAAATACTTTGAAACCATAGAGAAAATTCATTATCACACAATTCGGAACATTCGTAAGATACCTTTGATATTACTTACAAACAATCGGTGGACTAAACTTCCTTTCGATCTACAATTGGAAAATGGCACTCGTGATATGAAACATAGATATAATCACCCCAACAAAGAATATCATAAGTTGATAGCAAAACAAATTAGAGAGATTTACGATGATACTTTTTGATGGTTGTTCTTGGACTTTTGGATGTGAATTGGCAGAAGATGTCGAAAAGATAGAAGAACAAAGATGGTCAACTCTCGTATCAAATCATTTCAATACTGAGCACGTAAACCTCAGTCATTGGGGAAAATCTAATGATGGCATTCTTCGCACCACAATGCATCATTGTGAAAACCACAAAGTAGACCTTGCAGTCATTCAATTTACGAAGAATAATCGAAGAGAGATACTGAATGGAGATTCTTATTATCGTATGAAGCATGGTAAAGCTAACACATTGAAGGATCAGGCATGTCTCGATTATTACAAATATTTGAATACTCCAGAAGATAATGTTGCAAACTACTACAAGAATAAATTTTTACTTGAGCAATATTTCAAAGTTCACGAGATACCATACTTATTTGTCAAAATAAATCTTAAAACAACAAAATATTATTCAAGGAAACACTCTGAGACCGACTCGGTAAAACCATCTTCATGGCAAATGATGAGCGACCCTTCACCTGTGCCCTGTCTCTATGATGTTTTAGGTGGTTGGAATAATCCTCCTTACTACGATTATGAGACTTACAGAAAGCAAAAAGTAAAAAAGGAAGGAACTCACCCAAACGCAAAGGGTCATCGTAAGATAGCAGATTTCCTTATAGATAATATAGATCTTTCTTAAACATAATGCATAAAGACTTATTATTCGTTGGTGACTCTGTAACTTTTGGAATGGAGCTAGAACCGAATCATGAACAATTCAGATTTTCTCAATTAGTTGCAAAAGATAAGAATCTATCTTATTATAACAACTCAAAGAGTGGTGCATGTAATGACTGGATAGTCAAGACCGCTACTCAGTATTTTCTACAAGGTCATACCTGTGATACAGCAATCATTCAATTCTCAGCACCAGAGAGATGGTCATTCTTTGATGCAGGTAGAGGTTTTGCAAATATTGGTAATGCAACGACAACTAATAATCTTAGAACCAAGAGAATGAAATGGGCACATTTAGCATACTATCAACGAATCTATACAACAGAACTTGCACATGAGAACTATTGGAAGAATGTTTTCTTCATGGATGAGTATCTGAAAGATAAGTGTAAAACCATATATCTGACACTTGGAAATCCCGCAAATCAAACTTATACTGTAAAAGATGAAGTCATACCATATCATTATATGAAAAATGTAGAGATCGGAAGTGTCAAACAAATTGTAGGACAATCTAGACTGGTAGGACATCCTAGTAAAGAGGGACATCGCAAAATTGCAGATTACGTAATTTCTAAACTATGAAACCTCTGATGGTCTTTAGTTTCGGTGGTTGGAGTGCCTCTACACCACTATATGAAACTTTATGCCAAAACAAAGTGGTGCGTAGGAGCACAGTCAAAGAACCAAATATATTACCTGCAATCATATCAAAAAACTCTGATAGTATATCCGATAAGTATCAAGATTGTAAGAAGAAGAATAGAGAGGGTTGCGAAGTATTTCAGTGTACAAGTATCGATGATTATATTGAATGGTTACTGAAACATCATAACAATGAGTATCTGGGAGTCTCTGATGCCACTAATACTCACATCTTCTTTGATGTTCAAGATATTTCAACATTCGCTTTCAAGTTCAAAGAGGCATTTCAAGTCAAGATACTGATAATTTGCAGAGATCCTGTGAAAAGACTCTTCTCACATCTGAACTCAATACTCAATCCTGGTCACTCACTTGACAATCTAGGTCAGAATGAAAGACTTGAACTTGTGATACCATATCTTGATAAACCTGAACCAATACAATTTCCTGGTCAAGGTTGGGATTATAGACAAAAAGCATATGAACCATACATGGAAAGCAATTACCCAGAGATGATTGAGAACTGGTCACAGTTCTTTGACACACATGTCATCTGCATGGAAGATCTATGGGGCGATAGGAATAATGCATTAGAGAAACTCAATACCTTCCTAGGCACCTCCATTACTCTCACTCCCAATGTATATTATCCAGATCTAGGTCCAAACGCCCCACATCATAAAGGATTGAAAGACCAATGGAGTTCGGACACAGAATTCATTACAAAGAAAAACTATGACCTTGCAAGAGAAAAACTGCAGTGGGTCTATGATAGTCTTCACTACTGGTAGCCAC